TGGCTGTTGCTTCTCATCGTCCCAGTCAGACCACCGGAGTATCCGTGCCAGACGTGCCTGTTTAATGGCATCGTCTTCAGTTAGCTTTTGTTTCTGGTAGGCTTGAACGACCAACGACCAGTCAGGACGTGATCCAAGAACGTCTGCAGCCCTCTTCAGACCGATGCCTGGGCATCCAGGGTAACCGTCAGCCGGATCACCCATCAGCACCTGCTTCATGAAGAACAAGTCAGCTGCACCTTTGGTGATAACGTGGTGTTCTTCTGCACCTGGTCTGTATAGGTTACATGGGATGGTCTGCATGTCCTTATCATCAGAGATGATCAGGCTGCTTGGCATGTCGGGCTTTGTGGCTAAGATGCCCATGCAGTCATCAGCCTCAAGTCCAGGCTTACTGAAAGTCGTGTAGCTCTCAATAGCCCAGTCAACTAAAGCCCTGTAGCCTACAGGCTTTCTAGTCTTCTTCCTGTTACCCTTGTAGGTAGGGTCAACGTCTTTGCGGAAGTTACGTTTGTCACTCAGACACACTGTGTATTTATCAGTGTCAAAGCGGGTAAAGAAGTCATCCATGGTGTATTTAAAGATGTCTTTAGCTTCTTTAAGATCAGTGGATAACGACCAGATGTCGTCACCCCAGTCTATCTCTTCTTCAGCTGCGGCTGCAGCACGGTACAGATAGATGTCACCGTCAATCAGTAAGGTTAAGGACACTTTCTAGCTCCATTAAGTATTCAAAGCCGTCATCCGTCAGTGACCAGGTGTTACCCCAGGTGGTGTCAGATAGGCGCGTTGTTATGAGATCTTCTGTCGCTGCAATCGCGATAAGCGTGGCGAATTCACGGGCAAACTTACTCTTAGTCGTGAAGCCCTTTTCCATTGCATTAAACAGGGTGATGTAAAGCCCTAGAAGGGCGTGGTAGTCGGGGTCATCCTCAGTGAGTTTCTGCCCAGTTTTGCCCGACCTTGTACTCGCTTCGGATTGGGATACTGAGGTTGAACGTCTTTTGTGTTTCTTCCGCCATTCGTCCAATGAGGTCACCGACATAATCTTCCTGTCCTTTCCGTACAGCCACCTGTACTTCGTCATGTACCCAGGCAACTATATGTGCGTCGATGTTTTCAGCATCGAAGGCGTCCTGGATATTGATTACCCACTGCCTTGCGATAGTTGCTCCGGCAGCTTGAAGTAAAAGATTAAGTGCTGAGTGTTTGCTTCTGATTTTAATAACTCTTCCGTCTAAACCTCTGAAAGAACCAGTGTGAGATTTAACATCAACTGCGTTCTTTAACTCTTTGTATGACGGGAGATTATGCATAAACGCACCTCTGATCGCTTGACCTTCATGCATCCCACCATCGACGACCTCACCTAACCGCGTGTCACCCCCGCCATAAATCAGGCAGTAGATCATGCGTTTAGCTTGGTCACGGCTTTTAAGACCAGCTACGTTTTGGTTATATGTGTGAATGTCACCGGACTCGATTTGTTGAATATAGTCCTCGTCCTTCATGTAATGGGCGAGGCAGCGAAGCTCTAGTCCACTTAGGTCAGCCCCCAGCAATACATACCCAGGATCAACAGTGAATAGCTCACGGCACTCACGTCCGTAAGGAAGCCGGACAGCTGGTACTTGACCAAGATTAGGACTGCGGTGAGCACACCTGCCACTGACCGTCGCGCTGCTCACCAGGTGGTGACGCAACTTACCGTCATCATCCAGTTTCTTTAGCCACGCTCCGCTGCCCTCAGACAACTGACCGATGCGCTTTTGAACCATAAAGTATTTACTTAGGATCTGTGCTTCTGGGTAATGAAGCTGCGATAGGATAGTGTCATCAATCTGGGCATGACCTTGTGCTGTTAGATACTTTGGCTTCCACCTGTATTTAACTTTAAGACAATGCTCGATATGTCTTCGGCTGTTTGGGTTAAAGTGGACGACCTTAGTCTTTCTAAACGGCTCACCCTTGACGTATCCGATCTTACTGTTGTTGACTTTAGGCGTGAACCACTCGTGGACTTCCCATGGGTCGAACAGATCACCAAGATGATCTTTCAGATCGTCACGCATCTGGGCTAGTTCAGAATACAGTTTGATTGCTTTAGTCGTGTCAAACGTCCATCCGAACTTACCGATGCGCTCACAGATCTCTGTGCAGCGGTGTTCAGCGTCAATCGCAGACTGGTCGTGTTCCCAGGGTTTCAGCATGTTGTAGAGGTCTTTAGTGACCTTCACATCCTGAATGCAATACTTCAGCATTTCGTCATTAAAAGTATCCCAGCCACCAGTATAATCACCCTTGTGGTTAGCCATGCGTAAGCCCCACGCTTTTAGTGAGTGGCTGCCGAAGAGACGTTTTGGGAGGATCTCGTCACCTTCGCGGCCTAGATACATATCAAAGTCTCTCAGCTTGATGTCGGGTAGTAACATCCGGCTGAGGACAAGAGTATCAGTCACCTTTTTAGGAGTAAAAGCAGAGTAGATCTTCTTGATGGCTGGGATGTCATAGCCGATGCCATTATGCCAAATGGTTTCATCAGCATCAGCTATAACCTTTATGCCAGCTTCCAGGCTGTCGCCATGAAACTGCCAATTCTCATTGCTGTCTAGGTCTTCGACGCATAGACAATGAATAACATTAGGATCAAGACCGTCAGTCTCGATGTCACATACCAATCTCATTGGTGTCTCCTTTAAAAGCCGTAATCTAAGTCTGTAAGACGGCCTGTGTGTCTGTCGTAAGTGAGTGAGCCAGCCATGCCGACTTCACCTGTAAACCTGTTCTTCAGGACTACTAGTCGTCGTTGGTCTGAGTCAGGTTCGTCCGGCATCTTCTCTATGCCCAGTGTGATGTCACTAAGCTGTGCCAGACTGTGTGAACCTCTTAGATGTCCTATGGATACCTTCTTGCCGTCTTCATGGCCTTTGTCGCCTTCAGGCCGACGCAGGTGAGACACAAGGAAAAGACATATGTCTAGTTCTTGAACCAGTGTTCTGAGCTTGGTCATAGCCACGTCAATGAGCTTACGTTCATCAGTCGTCGCCAATCCAGATACTAAGATGCTGACGTGGTCTAAGAAGATGTACTTAACGTCCAGGGCTTTCGCCATGAACTCAATACGCTTACAGATGATGTCAACGTCAGTAGACCCGAAGTGATCGTAGAGATAAATGGGATGCTGTTTAAACAGCTGGTCAAAGCCTTCTCTGATGTCATCTTCTGTCACGCCTGTTCTATCAACAAGGATGTTCTTACTGAGGTGAATACCTACAAGACCAAGCAGCGTCCTCTTGTTGCTCTCTTCGAGCATGATCATGCCGATTGACTCACCGGACTGGTGCAGGTGGGTTGCTATCTCACGAATGAACGTGGACTTCCCGACCCCGCTGCCAGCGCATACTGTGACCAGTTCACTAGTCCTGATGCCTTTTGTTATTTCATTTAGACCAGGATATGGATACATAATGGATGAGACTGCATCATCCACACAGACCGCCTCACGGAGATCGGTAGCAGCCACGATGCCGTCCGGCCTGTATTCAGTGGCCTTAAACACAGCATCGATAATCTCTCCTGTTTTACCCTGCATAAGACACTCATTGGCGTCCTTACAAGGCAGCGTAGCAATCTTTGCTTTGCCAACTGGCAGAAGCTCTGCAACCTCGACAGCGGCTTTCTGACCTGCATCGTCCATATCGAACATCAAGATGATCTCTAGAAAGTTATCCAGGTATTCCCAGTTATCCTTAATAGCGCGTCTAGCACCTGCGCTGCCCTGGGGCAGACTGACTGTAGCCCATTTATGCCCCTGGACTTGACTGACTGTCATACAGTCTATCTCGCCTTCGGTGATCACCAGCTTCTTTCCGGTCTTCCATAGGTGGCTGCCGAACAAAGGTAGTTTCTTAGTGTCACCGATAAGCTGAAACCGCTTGTCTTTGAAACGCAACTTCTGTGCTAACGGCTTGCCGTTCAGTGACCTATAGGTTGCAACTTGAACAGGCTCACCGTTGTAGACAGTCGTCAGGTATCCGAACTTTCTGCAGGTATCTTCTGTCAGCTTTCGGCTGACAAGCGTTTGATAGCCGCCCTGGAGTAAACCTTTTTGCTGGGCTTCTTCCGCTGGCTGTACTTCGGACTGCGTAAATCCTTCGCTATCGGGTTGGATCGTCGTGTCACAGCTGAAGCAGTGCGTATGTCCGTCGTTGTATATCGCATTGGCATCGCTGCTTCCACAGTTGTCACACGCTGAATGAGCGATGAACTCTGAGTCCTCATGTTGTTGTAATACTTGTACCTGCATTGATGCTCTCCCTGGCCTCGTCTAGCCATTCAACTGGTATGTGTTTGTTTGCCCAACGAAAGCCGTGCTTTTCGCACCAGCTTGAATAGGTTGTTGGTGAACCTTTGTAGATCTTGGCGTTTGCGTTACTGAAGACGAACCGGATGTCTATCTCCGGCTTCTGCTTCTTGATAAGCAGGTGCTTATGCCTGTCGGCTGTAACGAAACGTCCTTTAGTCTCGATAAAGAAAAAGCCGCCTGATTTAGGCAGCTTAAAGTCTGGTGTGTATTTAGAATGACGGGCTGGGATGGAGTACTCTATGCGCTCTCTTTCATAGATGACTTCAATCCCAGCCTCGCCAATCTGTCGTGATGCTCTGTCTTCTAGACCGGAGCGATAGCCATGCTTGATGGCTCTAGAAGTTCCAGTTTTGAGCTTCCGCAGACGCTTCTGACGTTGCACTGGCACTCTCCATTTGTTGGGCAACATAACCGCCTTCAACAGCGTCAAAGCTGTTATCTCCGCTGTTGTCACCTTCCGAAAGCTCGATGATCTGAACAGCTGATAGCTGTAAACTGACACCGATGTTACCTGCCGCGCTGTAAGGGTTCATTGATCCCTTTAAGCGGATCACGCTGCCACCCCAGACTTGGGGCTTGTTGTTGGGATCGATGACCTGACCGGATGAGTCAACCATCTTTGGTGGATACTTAGACTTGGCGTTGAAGATGATATCGCCAGTGTCTTCGTCGTGTGTGAACGGCAACTTGGCCGAAGCACCCTTTTTACCGAACTCGTCCTCAGCCATCTTTCGCATGGTTGAGATCAGATGCTGGGCGGCTTCACCATCGACGCGAATGCCAGTCTTGTAAGTTCCGTCCGGATCAAACTTAGTGTCCGGCTTGTTTAACCACGGGTAGACCGCTGCGCCTTTATCGGTGATGAAAGATTGTTTTGATGCCATGATGTGTTGTCTCCTTAGACGTTTGGGTTAGTTTGGTTGTTTGATCACAAAAGTCAGACAGTAAGATGCCTAGACGATCTGCTTCATCTAGAACGTCAACAGGCAGCGGCTGGCCTGACCTTTTCAGGTAGGCAGCCTTCTGCAACAGCTGTTCTCTTGGGTGCATTTAAGTCTCCATGCAGGTTGCGAAGGAGATCTTATGCTTGGGTGTACACCCCTCTAGTTCGACTTAACTAAAGCAGTATAAACTCGATCTGATCCCTTCTAGATCTAGGTTGCCCTTCACCGGGGCTTTGGGGAGTTCGATCTGTGCATGTTCTGGCAATCTTTTAGCTTCAGAAGCCAGTATCTCTGAATAAATACACCGTCCGGCATATTGCTCGATGAACGCATCTCTGACGACGTGAAACATCTTCCAGGTTTTAGCTGGAGTTGTTGCAAAGCTGTCGTGAATTAACAT